GTGTCGCATTTCAAACATTACGCAGTCAACCGTCTCAGCGATCCTGCGGAATCCCAACTTGTCATTCATCCGCAGCGCGTCGTCGAGGTTCTTGGGCGTCAAGCCGTAGATGGCCTCCATGCCGCATTTTACGAATGGATACTCGAAGGCTGCGCGCCACAGGTGCCTGTTCAGCCCATGCGGACCGTCAAACGCCACGTGAATCCAGCAGGCCGACAGCGTCCAGGCGTTAAAACCGACCGCGCAGGCGATCGTCCCGTCATCTCGCATGGACGCAATCGTGCGCAGGTCGCTGCTCCAGGGCAGCCGCGTGCGCCGATTCATCCACTCCCAGACGACCGGGTACTCGCCAGGTTGGTCGGTCACCAGCTTCATAGGTATGCGTACTCCGTGTCGCCGAACTTCTCCTGCAACTTGCGCTCGGCGTCCTTGGCAAACGCGAGCATGTCGAGCTCGTCGATCAGCGCGTTGATGTCGACGATCTCCTCGCGCACGGGGTCTTGGTCCGACATCAGCACGCCAAAGCTGTATTGGTCGCTCTGCAAGTCCGAACCGTTGACGTCGTCGGACGAGCCGGGATCGTCGACGTCGTCCATCAGGACGCCGAAGCTGTACAAGTCACTGGCCAAGTCCGCGCCGTTGACGTCGTCCCCAGATCCGGCGTCGTTGGCGTCGTCCATGAGGACGCCAAACGTGTAGTTGTCGCTGGCAAGGTCCGAGCCGTTGACGTCGTCAACGGCACCTAGCGTGTCGTCGTCCATGTCGGACAGCAGCACGCCAAACGTGCCGTTGCCGTCGCCCGCAACTAGGTTTTCACCACCTTCGCCCCAATAGCTGGCGTCAGTCTTGGTGCCGCCATTCGTCAAGGTTGGCGGAAGCGGACGCGGCGGCGGAGGCGGGGGCGGGTCCGGTGGCAAATCCGGCGGCAGCTCAGGCGGCGGCTCAGGCGGCGGCTCAGGCGGCGGCTCAGGCGGCGGCTCGGGAGGCGGCTCGGGAGGAGGCTCGGGAGGAGGCGGCGGGGGCGGTGGGGGCGGCGGATCTGCCGGCGGTACGGGCGGCACATCAACGTCCGAAATTACCGCGTCATCCAGCATCACAAGTGCATCCAGCTTGGGCAAAGGCCGTGGCGCGGGGGGCACCATGGGTGCAGGTGCCGGAGCTGGTGCAGGTGCCGGCGCGAGCGGCTGCGGGATCACCGGACGCGGCGCAGCGGGCGCCATGCTGACAGGAGTGTGGGCGGCGAACTTCTGACGCACGAACGGCGCCAACGCCATTCCGTTCTGCGGGTTGTCGTAGAACCGAATGCCGGGGTTAGAAAGGCCTGGCGCGGACGTGCTGCGCAGGGCCTCAATGAGTGCGCTCGTCGGCGCTGCAGGTGCTGTTGCCATCACATCACTCCACCGATCTCAGTCATCACATGCGCAGCCGTGAACACGGTCTGCGGCAGGCCGCGCACCTTCATGCACAGCGAACCGTAGTAGCCCAGGCCGGTGGTGCCGGCCCAACCTTGGTAGGTGTTCTGCCCTGCCCATGTGGCCACGTTCCACACCGCTGCATCCCACAGGCCCGTGTCGTCGCCGGTGTAGAACGGCGAGCCGCCGATTGGCGTGAGCTGGAACTGCGTGTTGATCTGCACCTTGATTGAAGGCGCCGACAGCGCGATGAAGATGGGACGCACCATGCCAAACTTCTTGTTCTGCGCGGGCGTGCCGAAGTGCGTGAACGCGCCCTGCATCTCGCCTTCAACGTAGTTGCCGCCGGCGCCGACAGAGTCGACAGCATCACGGTCGCCGTATAAGCCCTTGCAGGTCAGGCCGTCGTCGGTGCCGAAGTAGAGCTCGCCATCGATCACGGTCGCGCACCGCATTGGCATGCCCTCAAAGTCACACCAGGCGCCCGTGGTGACGTTCATCGCAAATTGGCGATACGTGCCGCCATCGTTAGGCAGCTTGATCACCAGCACCTCGGACGACGGCACCACGAACACGTTGAAGAACTTCTCGTTGCGCAGCTTGCGCACGAGCGGTGCGAACACCGACTGGATCTTGGACGCTGGGCCGCCGGCCTGAACGTCCTGCGAATACTGGCCAGTGATGAGGCGCGACATCGGCACTAGGCCGAGCTCGCTGACGATCATCACGTCGCCGCCGAACGGCGTGAAATATGTTCCGTGCCGCGGAACAGGGCCCACGTACCAGACACCCTTGAGGTTGAACGTCGATGCGTTGGTAGGGTCAGTGCCCTCCCACACACCGATGTCGCCCTCAGTGCCAACCGCGACCAGGAAGTCGTCAACGCTGAAGCCGGCGTCGATTGTCCAGTTGAACAGCGCCGAGATGTAGCCGCCGTTGCGCAAGATCGAGCCCATGGGCAGCGGATCCGCGTGCCCCTGAATGTCGTTCACGTTGCGCATGTAGTACACACGCGAGTCGCCCTCAACCGTGAACCAGATGCGCCGCTTCCACACGGCAACGGTGCGCACGCTGGTCGACAGTCCCACCGTCGATGCAGTGCGGTCAACCCAGCCGCCGGTGGCGTCGTAGGTCCAGTACCCAGCACCAGGCGAGACGGCCAGCAGGTAGGTGCCGGCGGCCGTGGAAAACTGCGTCGTCCACCACTCGTCATCGGTGCTGCCGGTGCCGCTCGGGGTCATGTCGACGGGCGCGCCGCCCGACGTGACGTCGTAAATTTTTCCATTGGTGGCCATGAACACGCGGTTGTCAGCCGGGTCCGGTGCCGTGTAGCTGAAGATCGACTCCACCGACTGCGCAACGCTGGCGACTTCCACCGCGCTCGCGTAGGCCTGCCAGCCCTTGCGCAGCTCCACGCCCTGCTGGCGCGGGATGAAGTTGGTCAACACCAGCGCATCGGTGGGCTGCATTGCGCTGATCGGGTCGCGGTAGTTCAGCCCGCCAGTAGGCGCGGGGATGACGGCGACCTGCGCTGTCTGCGCGGCGGCCGCCCTTCGCGGCGTCTTGAAGGGTTTGACCGGGATCAGCGGCATGGTTTACGCCCCCATGCCCGTGTCGGGCGTATTGATCAGCGGCTGGATGTACGGGAAGCGGAAGTCGCGCGCCATGGTCAACACCGGCGCGCCCTTCTCGGAATTCTTGCGGTTCTCGAACGCGATGTTGAAGTCGCGCATCGCGGCACTGCTGTCCAGGCCCTTCATCTCGAGCCACTTGACTCGTGTGTACAACGTGATGACAGTCGCATCGAGCAGCGACACGTCGCCGTTCTGCGTCATCCGGTTTTTGAACAGCGTCGGATCGTTCTGATCGCGCACCCAGCCGGCCGAGACGTAGAACACGTTCATCGTCTGCGGCGAGTTGGGCGGCGCCAGCACGTAGATCTTGTTGTCGCGGACCTGCCAGTAGAACGACAGCGTCGGCAGCGTCGTGCGGATCAGCAGCTGCTGCCACATCTGCGCCGACACCGGGCCCAGCGAAGGGAACTGCGTCGTCGCGTTCCAGTTGGTTTGGTCGATCCAGCGGTACAGGTCATCCGGCAGGGCAAAGCCCTTTTCCTTCTGACCGTTGGTGTCCGACTGGATGGGGATCTGGTAGTTCTTGACTAGCTCCTGCCACTCGAACATCGACAGCAGCTCGTTGCCGGCCATGTTGGCCGCCTGAACCATCTGCTGGACCGCGGGGTCCTCCGAGCCGGCAGGATCTGCAGGGACGGGGTAGGCCACCATCCCGGCCACGTTTTGCACGATGGCCGAGAGGGTCGATTCGTTGACGATCTGGAAGGCCATCCCCGTCCTCCGGTTTACTCAGCGTCGGCCGTGGCTGCGACCTGTCGCTTGGGCTTGATCTGTGCCTTGAGCGCCTCCAGCTGAGCCTGCATGTCCTCAATCACCTGGTCACGCTTCTGCAGCTCCTCGTTCATTTTTTCGATCGGGGCATTGTTGGCCGCGACCTCCATAAACGCCTTGGCGCGGGTCTTGTCCTGCTGGAAGGACATGAACTTCTGCCCGAGGTTGTCGGGCGCGTCGGCGAGCTGCTCGATGGTGACGATCTTGAAAAACTTGTACTCCTCAGCCTTCGACGGCGTGATGCCAGGCAGCGCCGTCAACGGCGTGCCAGTGACGGCCTCAGCCTGGCCCGCCTTCCACTTGTTGTACCGATCGGAAAAACGCTGGATGTCCAGCGCCGTGATCGGCTTGTCGATGACGCTGCTCTTGTCACCGGGCGTGTGGATGCGGATGTAGTCCACCTCGTCGTAAATCGCGCGCCCTGCATCCTTGCTCTTGGCGTGGTGCATCACGGGCTTGCGATAAAACTCGATGTACAGCTTCGAGTCCATCGCGTAGCGGGACTCGTTGGGCTGCGGAAGTGGGATGTCGTCAAATACAGTGGGTGTCGTGGGTTGCATGGTTTTTTCTTTCTAGTGGTGGATTAAGCGCCGGGACCGTCGCCAGTCTCGACCTTGAGGTCAGTCGTCGTACCAGACGCACCGATGCGCTGGCCGCTGATGCTGGCCTCGTCGTTGCCAGTCGGGTTGATGCCTTCGCACACAGCGCCGAGGCCCTGCGATGCGTTGGTATCGAGCACCGTCTTGGCGTTGGCGCTCACAGCAGCGCCATATCCGATGGTGTAGAACGTGAACTCAGCCACGGCCGAGTCATCATTGCCTGCGCTCGTGGCGTAGGCGCGGACGACAACGGTCTGACCCGAGTCTGCGGGCAGCGTGACCGCGCCCGAGTAGGTCGTCCAGCCGGTGCTGGCCGGAGCGGTCCCGTAGGTGTAGCGAATGGTCGCACCCGCGGTGGCACATGCCAGCGTGAAGGTGGATCCGGGATTGACCTGGCCGCCAGAAGGCGACGCGGTCGGGGTTGCGGTTGCCGGCATGTTGATCTCCTGAATGGCAAAAAACCCAAGGGGTGTGGGTCACCCCAGCCCCTTGGGAAGGGTGACCCACGACAGGCCCACCAATTAGTTCTGCATGCGGCCCTGGAACTGGGCGCCAGAGGTGGTCAGGTTGCCGGCCCAGGCGAGGATTTGCACCTCGGCGTCCTGGTTGATCGCGTAGCGGCGATTCGGCGACAGCGGGACCATGTTGCGGTCCTTGTGGGGGCGCCACTTGATGAACTTGGTGTTCAGGAAGAACGCCGTGTTCGCCGGGCAGAAGCCACCGATACCGCCGTCCAGCACCACGTCAGCGTCCATGAACTTGATGGACGGGAAGCCGAGGTTGCCGGTTTCCGGCGACGTGAAACGCTGCTGAGCCTGCAGGCTGGCCATGTACAGAGCCCAGTAGTTCGTGTCCATGACGATCAGATCGACACGGTCAGAACCACGGGTGGTCTGGGCCCACAGGTTGTTCATGCCTGCCTGGATGTTGGCCGCCGTGGCGTTGCCGCCGGTGGCGGTGCTGAAGTCGTACAACTTCGAGCGCCAGAAGGTCCAAGTGGCACGATCGATACCGCCGTAGGTGCCGGTGGTGGGATCGCTGGGAACAGCTGCGTCGAGGCCGGTCACTTCCTTGCCACCAGAGCCGGTGCCGTTGGAGTAGATCGACTGCGACAGCTCGTTCATCATCGTGCTTTCGGCCACGTTCAGGCGGCCTTCCAGCAGGTCAATGAACTGTTCCTTGCCGCTGTTCTGCAGCATCTCGAGGCCAGACATCACCACGGGAACGGCGTACTGCTTGATCTGGAACTCAGCAGCGCTGATCACGTCCTGAGCGGCCACGGGCAGCAGGTCGTAACCCGAGTAGAAGCCGCCGTTCGCGTTCTCAGCGAAAGACAGTTCTTCAAAGATCACGTTACCGCCAGAGATCGTCTTGACGTTGCCGCGCTGGTTCAGCTTGGCCAGGATGGCGTTGTTCTTGGTGACGTTGTCCGCGATCTGACGCGAACGGTTTTGAATCGTCGTTGCGACGATGTCTGAGACATTTGGGAATGCCATGATTAACTCCTCATCTGAGTTGGGTTGTTACGGGCTTTCGCCCACCATTTCAGATGCGCCGACGCGAACCGATCTCAGTCCGTCTATGTCGTGGGTGGGACGCTTGGCGTCTCCCAGGAGCTGCGGTGGCTGGGGTGCTTGGGCACACCAAGGGAAGGTTGCCCCTCCCTGTGGTGTGAATTATCCATCACCGTGCGCTTTGCATAATGGCCGCCTCAATGGCCGACCGAACGTCAGTGCTGGGTTGCTGCAGAGCGCCCACCGGCGCCGAGCCGGAAACGCTCACCGCGGCCGACCTGGCCCGCTGCGCGGCCTGGGTCTGAGTCTGAGCGCTCTTGGCCTGTTTGCGCGCCCTGAGCACGCTCAGCACGCGGTCGTTCATCAGGCAGGCCTTCTTGTAGGCGTCGGACAGGCTGATGTTCTGACCGCGGCGAGCGGCCGTCTCCATGATGTCGGCCATGTCCTCGCGGACGTCGTTGCCGAACTCGGCGCGGTCCAGGAACTGCTCGACCTCCGACTGAGCCGCCTGGGCAACACGCTCCTGCTGCATCTGCTGCGCCTGCTGGAACTGCGTCAGCATCTGCTGCACCGGCGCCAGGCGCTGGTTGAGCACCTGCTCCATCGCGGCCTGCTGCGGGTCAACCACCGGCGACTGCCCAGCCAGCGCGGCGTCTAGGGCCTGGATGAACCCGTTGCCGAAACGGCCGATGCCGAACTGGTTGACGATGCCGGCGACCATCGTGGCCAGCTCAGGCGCGGTGCCCGTGCGCAGCTTGGCGGCCGTGGCCATCAGGTTGTCGATCGCCTGGATCGGGTTGGAGCCCTCGGCGCGGATGAACGCCTCGTAAGGCGCCACCGTGCGCATCACCGCGTCGTAGGCCTTGCGGGCCTCGGCCGACTCCTGCAGGGTGCGCTGCACCTCAACCTCGCGGCGCTGGATCTCCGAACGCACCGGCTCGGGCAGCTGGCCCCAGTGCTCCCTTACATCAGGACGCCAGGATGCCGGTGCACGCTCTCCAGCTTGCCGCGGTCCTGACTTGGGGCCTGGCTGGATGCCCTCCTCCTTCGCCTTGAATCGGCCGTTTTCATCTCGCTGCTGTTGAGCAAGGTCTTGGGCATCAGCGGGCTTTTCGCCCTCTGCCATCGCATCCAGGTTCTGCGCAGGTTCTGCAGATTCGGCAGCAGATTCGGCAACAGGTTCTGCAGCCGGTGCAGCCTCAGCTGGTGCCGCAGGTTCCGGTGCCGGCGCTGCGGCTTGCGCAGGCGCCTCGGTTTCTTCGATCGCTGCTTCGATCTCGTCGCGGAGTGTCGTGGGTCCGTTCATGGGTTATCGCCTGTTTTGGAGTTGCTGAATCGCGCGCTCTACGTCGCGTCGTGAGAACGTGCCACCGTGCTGTCGGTAGTGGTCACGCTGTTGCTGGGACTTGGCCCAGGTTTCTTTGAAGTCGTCGGCCGTGGCCAGGCCGTTGGCCTTCATGTAATCGCGGTGTTTGGTCCGCGAGCTGATGTCGGTGCCGTCAGTGGCGCGCAGGCCGTCATAGCTGCGATCGCCCCACAGCGCGCCAGAGTCGGTGCGCAGCTCGGGCTGATAGTCGGGCGTGACCTCGATCAATTCGCCCGTGATGCGGTCCTGAATCCAGCGGCGTCTAGTCATGTTGTGGTATTCTCAACGATATGCAGAAAAGGAGATGGCCATGGATGACGTCATCATCGTCGTAGGCACGCGCGTCGTGCGGGCGCCAAGGGAAACCTGGTCTGCCCTGCTCGAGGCTGCGTCGCTGATGGTTGACACGGGTGACATGTACCCGCACCTAGAACGCAAGCTCGGCACCGAGCTGCTCGATGCCGCGAAACAGCTCAAGATTGACCTGGACGATCAAAACTCGTCCTCCTCCTGATTGCGCAGCGCGGCTGCCAGAGCGGCGGTGCCGATGCCGGCAGCGC